TTACAATGGCATGGTCTAATCATTACGATGTTAATATCAAGCCATTCAAGGTTATCAATGCCTACACACAATATGTCACTAGCCAACAAGGTGAGGATGTATTTGAGTATGAATCGTTTGCTGTGATTCTACGCAAACTGGCACATGAATATGGTCGTCATCACTTTGGTCTGCCCTACATTGGTATGGGATTGGCTGGTGGTGATAAGAAAAGAATTTTGGCAATGATTGAAGACTTTGCTGAACGGGTAACAACTAAGGGCGGCACGGTAACTCTGGTCGAATTTGGAGGTTAATATGGCGCAGTATACTATAAAAGACGATGGTAAAGCCAGCCAAATGATGTGGGACGCGGGACTAGGTGGCGGAGGACCGTGGGTACATTGCAGTTGCGGTAAGGACAACAGTGTTCCTTGCGAGGGCGAGGGCGATTACGATTCTAATGATTGTTTTGAATACATTGAGTTAGACGGGCAGTTGTTTGTCTATGGCTGTGAGGGTTGCGAGAAAAAACTTTTGAAATACGAAAACTTTATTTGGCAGAACCGTAACAACATTCGTCGTTATCTTAAGATTAGGATCGACCAGGAAAAGGCTTGGGCTGACCAAGAACATTTGTTAAACATTTTAGCAGATATTAAATAAAGTATCTAACATGAACAAGATATCGTCATCATATCTAATACGCAAAAGTCTGTATCCATTCTTTTTAGCGTATTCTGTTTTGAGTCGGTCTCTTGTTTGTGTCAGTAACAGTTGGTCTTCTTTAGTTATCAGTTTAGAAAAGGAGATTGGGTTATAGTGATATTCACCGTCAAACTCTATTAAGAGGTTTTTCTCGGGAATGTAGAAGTCATACTTCAAGCGACCATTTTTAGATTTATAATATAGGTCAGGGAATGATTTCTGAAACTCAAAATGAATGTTATGTTTAGTAAGCCAGTCATAAATTTTAACTTCACCTTTACTGGGATTACTGTTGAAGCAGGACGGACAACCAACGCCATTGCTCCAGTGGTTAGCAGGACTGATACTAAAATCACCGTGAGTGGCACAAGTAACATTAACCTTTTTGTGAGCACCTTGGTAAACTACATTATCGTAAGTGTATCTGTTATTATGAATTTCATTGGCTTTAGTAACAAATTCATCTTTGGACAAGGTAGTTTTGGAATTAGTAGTAAGTCTACCACATTCAGGACAGCCCGATTTATTGATAATATGTGCCCGACGAAGTTGCTGAAAATTACCATGAATAGGACATATGATTGTTAACTTTGAATCAGTTATGTTAACAAGTGAATAATCATATTTGTTATTATGAATTCTATGACCATCTTTGATAAAGTTCTCAAGTTTCTCGGTAGCGGTAAATCCTCTTCCACGGCATTTTGGGCACCCGTATCCGGTAAGATGGTTGTTAGGAGTGACCAAAAAGTCTCCGTGTTCCCTACAGGTAACGGTAACTTTGGTCTTAGCGGTACGGTAGTCAACTTTGGAATAGTCAAATTTGCCACCGTGAATTTTCTTGGCTTTATCCAAAAATACTTGATTTTTATTCGTAGTCATTGTATAATATCTCTATGTAACAACAGTATTTATGCCAAGTTACAAAAAAGTCCCCGAGATAGACTTAGGGCAATTTAACTTAAAAGGAACTTTTAAAATGAAACTCTCACACAACATCATTCTCAACACGGATTCATATAAAGTAAGTATGAATCGTCAATACCCAGCAGGTACTACTGGTGTTTATTCATACATTGAATCCCGGGGTGGACGTTACGACCAAACTGTAATGTTCGGCCTACAAGCCTTCATTAAGGAATATTTACTTGAGCCAATCACACAAGCCGATATTGATATTGCGGACACAATTCTCACTGCTCACGGCGAACCCTTCAACAGAGTGGGATGGGAGTACATTCTACAAGCACACGGTGGTTACCTCCCTGTCGTTATACGTGCTGTGCCTGAAGGCACAGTGGTACCTGTTAAAAACGTTTTGGCAACTATTGAGAACACAGACCCTGAGTGCTACTGGCTTACCACTTACTTGGAAACTGCTCTACTACGTGCCGTCTGGTACCCAACTACTGTTGCTACTCAGTCTTGGACCATTCGCAAAGTAATTCTTGACTACTTGGAGAAAACTGGTGACCCTTCCCTTATTGATTTTAAGTTGCACGATTTCGGTGCTCGTGGTGTTTCTAGCCTTGAGTCAGCGGCTATCGGAGGTGCGGCACACTTGGTTAACTTCATGGGTAGCGATACTATTTCTGGTGTTGTGTATGCTCGTGAATACTATGATGCTGGGGTTAGCGGCTTTTCTATCCCAGCCGCCGAGCACTCAACAATTACTAGCTGGGGCCGTGATGGTGAAGTAGATGCTTACAGAAATATGCTCAATCAGTTTGCCAAGCCTGGTAGTATCGTTGCTGTTGTTTCTGATAGCTTTGATATCTTTAACGCCGCCTCCCGACTTTGGGGAGAAGAGCTTAGGGAGCAAGTGGTTCAGTCGGGTGCAACTGTTGTTATTCGTCCTGACAGTGGCGACCCTGTTGATGTTAACCGTAGATTGGTAGAAATCTTAGGAGAGAAGTTCGGCTACACTACTAACGCTAAGGGCTTCAAAGTGTTGAACAACGTCAGACTTATCCAAGGCGATGGTGTCAATGAATTGAGCATCCGTTCTATTCTCGGCGCCTTCATGGCAATGGGTTGGTCCGCTGATAACATCGCATTCGGTATGGGTGGTGCTCTACTTCAACAAGTTGACCGTGACACACAGAAGTTCGCTATGAAGTGTTCTAGTGCCTGTGTCAATGGTGAATGGATCGATGTACAAAAAGATCCTGCTACCGATCCTGGTAAGAAGTCAAAAGCGGGTCGTGTTCAACTATGGACTAACAGTGGTGGCGAATTCGCTTCAAGCGTTAGTGCTCCTACTGGTTGGACTGACCGTGGTATCGGCGGCTGGACTCCTGCTCTCGTGGAAGTCTACCGTGACGGTAAACTCACTAGTGAGATTACCTTCAACGAAGTTCGTGCTAACGCCCGTCGTTAAATCGTAACTGATTAATCCAAAGGCTCTTGACTGAGCCTTTGTTTTTAAGTAAAATAAAAGTTCTGAAACAAGCAACAAGTAACAAAGCATGGCATACTACCTAAAATCTGGCAAATCTTTTACGGTCACATCCAAAGAAGCAATGGATCTACACGATTCATTGCCAGCCGGTAACTACACTATCAAAGAGCATCCAATGACGGGCGCTCTCTTCCTCGAAATGATTGATGCTTTCGAGATTCATGGTAAGCGTTATGGCGACCTCACAAAGAATACCGACCGTATTCTCAACACATTCAATAGTCGTCCTAATACTACCGGCGTTATGCTTGCTGGCGAAAAGGGTAGTGGCAAGTCCTTACTCGCTAAGAACGTAGCAATGAGTGCCGCGACCATGGGCATCCCTACAATCGTTATCAATGCCCCTTGGCACGGTGATCGTTTCAACTCATTCATTCAATCGATTGACCAGCCATGTGTCATCTTATTTGACGAGTTCGAGAAGGTATACGATAGCGAGAAGCAAGAGGCTATCTTGACCTTACTTGACGGTGTGTTCCCAACTAAGAAGTTGTTTATCCTAACCTGTAACGACAAGTGGCGTATCGACTCACATATGCGTAATCGTCCTGGTCGTATCTTCTACATGATGGACTTCGTTGGCTTGACTGCTGACTTCATCATCGAGTACTGTAACGACAACTTGAAGAACAAGGCGCACATTGACAAGTTGGTCAACATCGCTACCCTGTTCTCACAATTCAACTTCGATATGTTGAAGGCAGTCGTAGAAGAAATGAACCGCTACAACGAAGGCCCTGAAGATGCTCTTCGTCTCCTAAACGTCAAGCCTGAGTTTGACAGTGGCAAGAGTAAGTACAAGGTTGAACTCCATGTTGAGGGAGAACCCGTTGACCCAAAGTTCTTGGAAGTTCAAGAGTGGCAAGGCAACCCTCTACAAAACCACGTAAGCATCGACTGGAAAAAGTTCGACGAGGTAGAGGTCTCACCGACTTCGGATTCCAATGCTGACGAAATCACTATCGACGGTGACTGGAGTTGGGAGAATGAGCGTTTCATGCAAACTGACCTCCTAAAGATTGACTCTAAAGCTGGTCGCTTTGTGTTCCAGAACAGTGAGGGTTCAAGTGTCATCTTGACTCGTATCAAGGAACGCTCTTACAACTACATGGACGTACTATGAGTAAAATCAAGCAGGAGTATTTTGACCTCGCCTTAGAAACAGGCGGGAGTCATTACCCAAACGTTGGTGGTCAACTACTATCCACGTTTGGCGACTTGGTTGCTAAAGAATGTGCTCGTATCGCTA